CCCCGCCCCCCGCCGGGGGGGCGGGTGTTTCTGTGGATAAGTCCGTGCCTGTTTTTATTACAGATAGGTTTCCCAAGAACATCTTGATATGACCTTCGACACACTCCCGAGGGCTTGGTTGTGGTCGCAGCCATCTACCAGGGGTGATGCTAATGCTTGCGTCCGCAACTAAAGGGACACCTCGTTCTATTAGTGCTAGTGCTAGTCGCTTGACTCGCTCCCACATCACCTGACGGTTCCTGTGGTCGCAGCTAGAGACAGCGGCTAGTGCTAGTAGCTAGTGCTAGTAGCTAGGCACAGCAGGTGGTCTTCAATAAGACCCCTACTGCGCCCACAGCCTGTTAAAGGATTAGTGGTACGAAGAGTTGCACTCTGTTCGGGACAGAAGTGCCTTTACTTCGATGGATCTTGAAGAGTTTTTGCCTGAACCTAAGCATCGCCGTCTGGTGGAGTGGTTGACCACGCCACCAAAGGAGCGTGTGCCTGAGAGCCAACGGAAGCTGGCTGACGAGTTGGGTGTGGCTCCTCGTACTGTCCGTTCTTGGATGGCCCGAGATGACGTGCGGCGCGCCTGGGGCAAGATGTCGGAGCACATTGTTGGTGACCCGTCGAAGGTGCAGGAAGTGTTGGAAACGCTTCGGGCTGTAGCCATTGACCCTGACCACCGCCAATTTACTCAATCAGCGAAGCTGTATTTGGAAGCGGTTGATGCGATTAAGCCTCCTGACCGCAATGTTGAAGTCAATTTGAGTTCTGAGGCAATTAGTGCTTTGTCTGATGACAAGCTTGAAGCGGTTATTGCAGAGCAGATCGCTATGAGCCGTGCTTCTGAGGTGTTGGGCGAGTCATGACTGCAAAAGTTCCTATTGGGTCGCTGCGTACCCCCGAAGAGATCCGTCGCGCCCTGCTGGGTTTGTTTGAATCGTTGAAGCAAACGGACCAGACGATCACTGAGGTGGATGGAACGTCTACTGCGTACACGGACGCTAAGTCTGTTGCTGACCGTGCGTATGCGGATTCTCAGGACGCGGCGCAGGGTGTTATTGCTGCGGCTTATGCGGATGCTCAGGACGATCTGCATTCGGCTGACGACCGCGGATACACGGACGCGCACATCACTGACGTGAGTGCGGCGCACGCTGCGTCTGCTGTCTCTTTCGATGGAAGCCTTCTGTCTCCTGTGTCTCAGATTTGGCATCCAACGTCTATTGACGACGTGCAGGATTCGCTGGTGACGTTGATCGCTGAGATTGACGGGCGCATCGAGGCTGGCGACGTTGACGCCATCATCGACGCCATTAACGGCTGGAGCACTGGCGATTCGCAACTGTCGAACCCTTCCGTGTTCCAGACAGGTCTGATCGTTGCTGATGCCATAGCTGCTGGGGCCATTGTTGCTTCCAAGCTTGCGGCTAACTCTGTTGAAGCTGCCAAGATCGTTGCTGGGGCTGTTGACGGCACCCACATCAACGCTGCTTCTTCCATCACTATTGGTTCTGCTGCAACGACTTGGGAGATTGTCGGTACGGGGTCGGATGCGACCACGAAGATTGCTACGTCGAACGCGACCTGGGCGAACGGTTCGGGTGTCTGGATGGATGCTTCGGGCAGGGTCCGTCTGAAAGACAAGTTTGAGTTCGACGGCACAGACTTGACGGTGAACGGCAACATCAACGCTGACGCTTTGACGTTGCGGACTTCCACCAACGAGAAGACGTTTGAGTTCACGATGGAGAACTTCGGAGGCGGTATCGCTCCTTCGACCGTCCCGTCGCTCCTCATGTGGGACGACAACAACTACACGAACGCAATGCGGATGACGTGGTTCTACAGCAAATCTTCTGGGCAGTATCTGCGTGTGGGTGCCCTTGAGCCAAACTCTGGCTACACGGCTGCTGCTCTTGTTGTTGACGTAGATTCCGCGGTGCAAGAAGTTTCCTTGGATTGCGACGACGGTTACACCCTCATCACGGCTGGTTTGAACGGCGCGATCATGAAGTCGGGCACCGACCAGTTCTCGGTGAGCGGTACAGGCACCGCCAACTTGAATACAAATCTTTCCGTCACAGGAACGCTCACGGCAAGCGGTGGCATCGCAGGGCTGACGTTAGCTAACGGCGGCATCGCAGGCTCCAACTACAACATCACTGGCGTCAACCAAATGACGATCAACGACGAGGGCGAAGGCATCGCCTGGCCGAACGTCACGATGTATCAGGAACCAGGTGACACCGACCGTGTGACGTTGAACGGCAACCTTCTTCTCAAAAATGCGTCTGGTGCGAATATCACGATCAGGGACACCGACTCGTCGGACGCCTCTGGCTACATCTCTTTCGAGAATAATGCTGGCACCCGCATGGGGTACATCGGGTATCCCAACAACGACGACCTACACCTCAAGAACGAGAACACTGGCGGGCACGTCTATTTGTCCACCAATAACACCACTCGGATGATAGTGAACTCGTCTGGCAATGTCGGTATCGGCACCACCAGCCCCAACCAGAAGCTCTATGTAAGCGGCAACACAACCGTAACGGGACGCATCTACAACGGCGTCGGCACCCTTGCGGCACCTTCCTACACCTTCAACGGTGACACAAACACTGGAATCTTTAGGAAAGCAAACGGACATCTAGGCATCTCCTGCAACGGCACCCAGCATTACTTCACCAACGCAGGTTTGTATTTGGCGTCGGGTGACTGGTTCCGCACAACAGGTCAGTCAGGCTGGTACAGCCAGACGTACGGCGGCGGCATTTACATGACCGACAGCACCTGGGTTAAGACATACGGCAGCAAGGGTATGTACCCGCAGGGCGGGATGGCAATTTTAGGGCTAAACACGACGACGACGTACTCGGGCTATCAAGACCTTCTATGGAACACCACATGGACTTCGGTTCACAGGTACAGCTCTAAGCGGTCGATGAAGGAACAGATCGAGCCGTTGAACGCCTCCGTCGACGCTGGTGCCGTTATCGACTTGCTGAAACCAGTGTCGTTTATTGCTGCGCCGAATCCTGACAACAAGGAACCAGAAACGCCCGCCGAGAAAGAGATGCGTGAAGCGGATCTGGTTTGGGGTTTTGTAGCTGAAGACGTTTGCGAGATTGACGAAACCACTGGCGCACGGCTCGGTGTTTACGAGCCGTCAGAAGATGGGGGCTTCCAGCCTTCGGCGTGGGCGCAAAGAGCGTTCTTCCCGTTGTTGGTTGCCGAGTTGCAGGAGCTTCGCAAGCGGGTGGCGGCATTAGAAGCCGACAGCGGGACAAAGATGTACTACTAGGTGAGCGAAACACAGGCATCCCTCGGAGAACTGTTACACGAACGCGAATGGCGCAAATGCGCCCCCGAATGGGAAGACGCGACACCAACAGAACTTGCTGACGCATTTGAATACTGGTGCGCCCAATACGCGTACATCCGTTTCCCAGGCAAAGGCAAGATCAAGTTTGAGCTTCGGCCCGCCCAACGCGAAACAGTCGAACTGTGGCTCAGTCACCGATTCACTGTTGCGCTCAAAGCGCGACAGATCGGGTTCTCAACCCTGGTGTCGATCTTCTGTTTCTGGTGCTGCTTCTTCTACCCCGACCGCACCATCATCATGCTGTCGAAGACGGAACGTGACTCGCAGAAACTGCTCGTTCACGCCCGCTACGCCTCCCGATACCTGCCGACATGGATGCTGCATCGAGGACCGCTGTTCGAGGCAAACAAGTCAGAGATCAAGTTCACCAACGAGTCGATCATGGAATCGTTGCCGTCAGCGTCCGACCCTGCGCGTGGTGTCACCGCCTTCTACATCGTCGTTGACGAGATCGGGCAGCTACCCAACAGTGAGGAAGCCTGGGCCGCTATTGAACCCGTTGTGGACGTAGGTGGTTCCTGCGTGATGCTGGGTACAGCGAACGGTGAGGGAAACTTGTTCCACAAGATTTTCACTGGCGCTCAGGCGGGCACGAACCGTTTCAAGTCGATCTTCCACTCTTGGCGCGCCTCGGGGCGCGACGACGAATGGTACGCCCGACAGAAAGCCGACCTTCCTGACTGGCAGTTGGCTCAGGAATATCCAGACAACCCTGACGAAGCGTTCCTGCGTTCTGGCCGACCAGTGTTCGACCTTGAGTTCCTGCGGGCAACGGAAACGAAAGAGCCGTTACGCGGTTGGCTCGATGGCGACACGGAAGGCACGTTCCTTGAGGACATTCGGGGACCGTTACGCATCTTCACTGAGCCTCTCCCTGAGCACAGGTACTGCATGGGTGTTGACGTGGCTGAGGGTCTGATTCATGGCGACTATTCGTCAATCCATGTGCAGGACGTGAAGACGGGGGAGATTGTGGCGCACTGGCACGGCCACATTGACCCTGACTTGTTGGGTACTGACGTGTGTATCCCGTTGGGCGAGTTCTACAACAACGCGCTGATTCTGGTGGAGTCCAATAACCACGGCTTGACGACTTTGACGGCGTTGAACCGTGCGAACTATTTCCCGCTGTATCGGGAGCGGCGCGTCGGCGTTCGTAACGCTGATGCGACGGACGCTTTGGGGTGGCGCACCACGCAGGTGACGAAGCGTTTGGCGATTGACGAGTTGAACAAGGCGATCCGTGACGAGTCGATGAAGTTGTACGACAAGGAAACGATTGCGGAGATGCGGGCGTTTACCCGCGACTCAAACGGGCGCATGTCTGGTTCGCCTCACGACGACCGTGTTATGTCGCTGGCGATCTGCAACCAGGGATCGAAGTATGTGTTTCTGCGGAAATATCAGCCTGAGAAGCC